TATTAAAAGCATTCCATCTTTCAATTCAGCAGCATTTACAACCACATCATCTGCAAGTGTAAATTGTTTCGTGAATTTTCTTTTTGAAATACCTCTATGTATGACCTCATCATCTTTCGAATCAGACTCACTATCAACCGATTGTATTTTCAGTTGACCATTAGCTGTTTCAACAGAAATGTCCTTCTTGCCAAAACCTGCAAGTGCCATTTCAATCTGCCAATTGAAGTCATCTATCTTTTTAATGTTATAAGGGGGGAATGTCTGTACCTTCTGATGTGCTAAATGCATATCGAAGTGTTCAAACAAGTTGTCGAAGCCTACTGAAAACGGTCGTAGGTCATTCCAGATTTGTAATGTTCTATTCATTTTGTTTCTCCTTTTTAAGCGAGTTATAATTTGAGTTCCATAATTGGCAACTCATAGTTATTTATATAAGTATTGATTTTAAAATGTCAAGTATTTTAAAAAAATATTGGTGGAGGTAGGTCTCACCCTCTCTTAATCCTAACTTGTCTTACCAAATCTGTCAGTTTAAAACTGCTACGAAGACCAATGGACCAATATAAAAACGATTGTTTTTGTCTGTAATAAATCACGACAAGGGACAATCGTCAAACCCCGAATGGTGTCTTTGCGGAAGACACTCTACCTCTTAAATACCAGGACTTACGGACTGCCTAGTATTACTATTTATACAACAAATAGACTTAGTTATTAGAATAAGCGTATTTTTGTTTGCCGTATAAAGCACGTATTCCCGCAGCAACTATTTCGTTAGTAGTACCTTTAAATACTTTTTTAACGCCAGCAGCCAGAATTGACTTAGTCGGTGTACCCATTCTGTATGATGTACCAGCAGCAGTTTGGTTAATGTAAACCATGTAACCTTCTGTTCTTAACTGATCTACCATTGCTCTTGGTGATGTTAGGTCAAATCTGTTTCTTAGAGTATTCCAAGATACAGCTTTACCTTTGTTTAAAAGGTTTATTACCTTTTGTTTTTTTGATAGTTTATTAACCATTATATATTATCTCCTTCAAGATATTGTCGCCTAATTAAATGATATCAAATACTGGCGACCTTCGCATTTGATATTTTAGTGAGAGTTATTCCGAAGAAATTTCTCTCAAAAACTTTAACTTCTTTGCCTTAGCAGACCTTCTTAAAGACTCTTTATGTTTTCTTTGTCTTTTAAGAGTAGGTTTTTCATAGTATTGTCTAAGTCTTAACTCTTGCATAAGACCATCTTTTTGTAATTTCTTTTTAAGTATTCTCAATGCCTTCTCGACATTATTACCTCTGACTTGTACTTCCATTATTCACTCTGTCCTATTTTTTGATATTTTTTAATATAATCTATTAACCAAGGATTATCTACAAAGACTGTACTCAATCCATTTGCCATAGTATTAACAACCACTTCTTCTTTATCGCCTAGCGTTTCAACTAGTCCATATTGATAAACAATGGCGTGTAAGATTTCGTGTAATACAGTATTAGTTCCGTGTACAGATTCTAATGCTGAACTTTTTAATCCGATCTTACCATGTGTTGCAAAAAATTCGCCTTGTGCTTCTTCGGTAGAAGCAAATGTATCAGGCCAAAAATCAAATTGATAATCTACATAACCGATTTTAATACTATCGGGTATAGGATGATTCTGTTTTTGTTTCTTTGTCATATGTTTATTATACACTATTTAAGGGTTAAAGTCAAGCTCTCAACAGATAGTTATATGAACCGAGATAATCTTCAACTCGGTAACCCATAGTAGACAACCAATCAACACCAGTCGGCACTCCTTCTTTTCGGTAAAAGTAGTGATGATCCTCAATAAAGATTATCGGTTTACACCGATTTATAGTTTCACGACCACCTTGTATTAAACTGATTTCGTGCTTCTCTACATCTATTTTCATAAAATCTACTCTCGGTAGATTTAAACTATCTAATGTTTTGGTGTTAATTTGTATTATCTCATTATCACCCTTAACTAATTTTGATTTATATTCTAATGTACTTCTACCTGTGTTTCTACCAGTGCCTACTTTCATATTTAAAGTGGTTTCTTTATTCGATAAAGCAAATTCATTTAGAGTAATATTACTTTCGGTACAATTCTTTTTATGACACTCTATATGTTTCGGTACAGGTTCAAAAGCAATAACTTGATTGAAATAATATGATAATCTTTTAGTCCATATGCCTACATGACCACCACAATCTAATGCTACACCTCTATTTGTAACATACTTCATAGCTTCTTTGAATTGTTTTTGCTCATAGTTGGCACCCCAACGAGCATAATTGTCATTGTCTGGTACCCAAATTTTTTGATCTTTAGTTAAATGCATAATTTTCTTTCGTTAGTAAGACGCCCGGTAACAACTCCAGGCGTCCACTACATTATGAATAGATTTAAGAGAATATCTCCTCTTCCTCACTATCATTGGATTCTGTTTCGGTGACTTCTGGATCACCCCAAGTGGCAACATCTTCGCCGCCATCAATCTTAGTATATAAATCTAAGAACGAAGTTTTGGTATCTAAATCGAATCTGTTAGTACACATTTCAATTGACTTCATCTTATCTTTAAAGATTGCGAATGCCTCGACTATGTGAACTAATCTTCTAGTAGATATAATCTCATCAACGCCACCCTCATAGAAAGTTTTACGAATGATATCTGCCCAGTTAACTAAGTCAGTAGCAAATTTCTCATCTACTTTTTTTGTCATGCCCTTATCAGACATTACATTTGATAAAATCTTATTCTCGATTTTATTAGTAGGATAAGATTGTTCGACAGTAATCGGAAATCTCTCAAGGAATGCCTCGTTAAGAATATTAGTACCGATAAACTTGCCATCTTCTGAACCCTGCCCCTTAGTATTGGCAGTTGCAATCACATTGAAACCGTTAGCAGGTTTTACGAACTTGTTTATCTTTTTAAGAAAGACACCATTGCCTTCTAAGATAGGTTGTAAACACATAATCTTATTTGACGCAAGGTCAATCTCATCTAATAACAAGAGAGCGCCTCTTTCCATTGCCTCGATTACAGGACCATTCTGCCATACAGTCTGACCATCTTGTAATCTGTAGCCGCCTAGTAAATCATCTTCATCGGTCTCGATGGTAATGTTAACTCGGATACATTCTCTTTTGGTTTGAGCACACGCCTGTTGGACATTCATTGTTTTACCATTGCCTGATAAACCAGTAACAAAGATCGGATAGAACTGTTTACTTGAAACAATTGATTTGATATCTTTGAAGTAACCCCAGGGTACGAATACATCATCTTTAGTTGGCACGATATCGCCAGTCAATGATGATATAATCAAAGCTGCCTTATTGACAGTATCAACTGATTCTGCCTTTTCAACTTTTGATTTTTGAACTTCTTGTTTAATCACAGGAGAGATATCGTTACCATCAACTGGTAAAGAGTAAATACCCCTTGCGATTTTATAAGTATTGGATTTTAACCAAGAAGGATTGGGAAGACTATTCTTGCCAATGTACTCATTGATTTCTGATCTAGTTAATTCTGTCTTACCGTATTCGGCGAACAGATTTTCTACTAGTTCTTTTTTGTTGTTATCTAGTTTCATTATTTTTTACCTTTCATAATGTAGTTTTTTTAAGATATACAGTTATTATAACACTTTTTTAGCACTAAATCAAGCACTATCGGTAGTATAAAAGCATTGTTTTTCAATGACTTGCCCGAAAGTTTGTGTTGTATTTTTGCAACACCTCGAAAAAAGGGGGTTTTTGCCCCCTTTTTTCACTAAAGATTCGTTATTATTCCGAATCATTAACAATCTCCGACTGTATTTCATCGGCAGATTCTGATACAGTTTCTTCAAAAGTCGGTAAACTGTACTGACCTCTTCCGATTCTGTATTCAGGTGACTTCAATAACCATACTGGATACTGAACACCCTTAGTGGTAATCATTTGGACTACATCCTTACGACTCACTTGAGTTGTAGTATCACCAAACATTTCTTTGGCAACCGATACGAACTCTTTTTGTTTTGTTTCTATATTTTTCATAATATATTCCTCTTTTCAAATTTAGGCAACTTGTGTAATAAACTTATTCATTACTATTCTTGAAGAACGATTTGATTTTAGATTTTGTGTAAACAATCTCTTGATCTCACCTTTCTTAGCATTATCAGATGGTGTCGCCATTTGACCATCTGTAATTTTCATATCATCCCCAGCAAGGAGATAAAATTCGTCATACGCCGTATTGTCTTTTACGATTAAACATTTTTGTTTTCTGAACTCTGATAAAACTTTTGATCTATCATAAACTTTTGCATTAGAATCATAACCATTATATTGAGGGAAGTATCTATCTAAAGTATGTCTATCAAGTCTTTTTGAACCAGAGATAAAGAAGCCGACAAGTTTACTACCAGTCTTATCTTTAAACATTTTAAATAATGCCTCTGTTACAGAATCATATCTTGTGGTACAAAGATAATTCTTTTTGTTTTGTTTATCTTGTACAAAGACATTATCGCCATGTGGATTAAAATAAGAATAACTATAACCACCCGTTTTAGATTCACGACAT